GTCCGACACCCCTGCACTTTTCTCCACCCCCCTACCGCCGCCAATGGTGCGTGGGGTCCAGCGGGCGCCCGTCCAGGCCGCACCCAGGCAGCACGCCGGAGAGCTCAAGGGTCTTCTTTATCGCATCGTGGCAGGGCTGACAGAGGGATTGCAGGTTGGCCGGATCGTGGAACAGCTCGGTGTCACCCTTGTGCGCCTTGATGTGATCGACGACGTTCGCAGCGGTGTCACGACCAGCCGCACGGCAGTACACGCACATGGGGCAGGCACGCAGTTGAGCCAGCCTCAAATCCTTCCAGCGTCTGGTGTTGTATAGGTAGTGCCAGTCAGCCTTAGTCCGCCTCGAAGTCATCGTCATCGAGGAAGTCCTCTTGCGTGATGCCATCGTCGCGTTTGCTCCAATAGATCCACCCACCAGACCGGACACCCAGGTACATGCTCCACCGGGTAGCCCATCCCACACCGGCCGCCTCCAATGCCTCCAGGAACAGGGCGTCAGCCTCGGCGCGTGTGGTGTAGTGCATACAGTAGAGAAAGTCGTGCAACACGGCAGGCGCGCGGCTCTGCCCATTGATATCGAACAGGGCGCGCAGTAGGCGCGGAATGCTGGCGAGATCGGTGATGAAGCCACGCGGGGCGATATATCGCTTACCGTTCTTCGCCAGATAGATCAGGGCGAGCAGCAACACCCATTCATCAGGCTTATAGGCACGCAAGTCCAGGGGGGTCAGGAATGCCATAGAGCCACCTCATATCCGAGCAGATAGAAACAGGCCATCACCGTACTGAGCAGCCACACCAGGACGCACATGAGGGCGTCGCCCGTCATCCCGCTCTCGTAATGGAAGCGGCCCCGACGTAAAGACCAGGCCGCGACGGCGATAAGGAGCAGCGGGATAACGAGCGACATCATTAGGCAGCCTCGCCCAGGTACATGCGGCGCTCGGCCGCGCGACGCAGCTCCAGGCCGCCGAGCTTCTTGCCATTGCCATACACCCAGCGTTTGAACTCAGCACCGATCCTCAGCGGCTCAGCGCGCTCATTGATTAGGCGCAAGATCGTGGAGGACTTGAATGCCCCGCCGCCGATATTGAATACCAGGGACACCAGGGCATCGAATTGGTATTGCGTGATAGGCGCACGGACAAAGCGCTGCACAGTGAATTCAGCGTCCTCGACATCCTGCGATAGCAGGTCCAGGGCGCGCGCCTCACTGATCTGCATACCGGGCAGCGCTGACCGCGTGTGGCCGTAACCGATCGTCCAGACGCCCACCGCATCGAGGTACGCGGTGAGGCGAAGCTTTTCGAAGTCCTTGATTAACGTCAGGCCCGCGCGACTGATATTCATTTGCCGACCTTCATTTCAAGAAAGCGGTCGGCATACATGCGCAGCTTATCGACGCCCAGGAAGCCCACCGCGCCACCGGCAAACGTCGCCATCGACGACGGCAGGCCGAGCCATTCCAGGAGCGGAACCAGCGACAAAGTGCAGAGTCCACAGAGCGAGCCTTCGATCAGCATTTGACGCCGGCCGCCGTTGCCATACACCACACGGAGGACGGCAATAGCCACCGACAAGCCGGGCGCATAGAGCGCGGCGGCGATAGTGCCCAGCCACGCAAACAACGAAACCCACAAAGTTGGGTCTTTTTCGGGCATGATTTGCGCCTCATGGCCAGTATCGAAAAAAGGAGGTTCGCGTGTTAAAAATCGGAGAGACGACCAGGAGGTGTACCCAATGAAAGGCGCAACGGAGTATCTGGAATGGCGGTTTTGGGTCGGGGTTTGTTTACCGACCTTGATAGCGTGGGCAGTCGTGTACTTCACCAATCCCTCACCAGGACTGGTTATTTTGCTTTTCAGTTTCTTGTTCGTGGTGGTGCCCAGCTTTACGAGGCACATGGCCCGCTCTCAGGCCCGCGCAAATTTGCGGTCTGAGTTGCGACGGCTCAACGCGGAATTCTTCAACGTGGCCGATATGGTCAACCAAATGCCCTACGAGGAAAGCCAGCCATACCTCGAAGGCCTGCACCTGATGGAATTTCGAATCCGCGTCCTGGAGAGCGTCCTGGAGTCGAAAAAATGAGCGGCGCTCCCATCGATCCACAGGAGTATCTATATGGCATCAACATCGTGCAGATCGACGACCTGCGCGTCGCCCGTGGCCTTACCAGACGCCCGAGGACATCGTGCAACCACAAGCGCATGGCGTATGACCAAAACGAGCGTCGCGTGTGGTGCGAGGACTGCGAAACCGAAGTCGAGCCGTTCGATGCGTTCATGGGCGTTGTCGAGGTATGGGCCAGGGCAACGAACCAGATCGACCGCCGTAAACGGGAACTAGCAGAGGCCGAGGCCTTCGCCATCATTTCCCGCGCCTCGAAGGCATTTGACCAAGTTTGGCGAAGTAAACGGTCGGTGCCTTTATGCCCCCACTGTCACGAGGCAATTTTGCCCGCTGATGTCGTGGGCGGCCTATCGACGGCAAGCCGTGAGCTGATCGAGCAACGCCGGAAAAGGACCAAGGAGGTCAAACCATGATTGCGATAATCAACACTGGGGCCATCGATGACGAAGGCCGGGCGCACTACCGACTGCAAATCAATGACGAGTTGATCGCAGAATTTCACCACTACCGGGTCGACGGCCTTGCCGCTTGTCTTCGCCTTGCGGCAGACGCGGCGGATCGGGCGCACTACGAAAAAATTGACCGGCTTATCGAACTAATTGGGAGGGCACCCAAATGAAAACCACGCTTGCCGACCGCCGAGCGATGGCAAAGGAAAACGCAAAGTGGCCGCTGTACCTGAAACCCATCCCGCGCGAACACTGGCCGAGTAAGCGGCCAGATATTCTAGAGGTCTGGCGCTCACGCGGCTTTCTTGTGCAAATCTATGCCGAGAAAAACGGGCACATCCGCATGTCCGTCAATCGCACCATGCACACGGGCGACAATTGGGTCGCGGCGATAACGTGGGACGAACTGATGCGGCTCAAGCGCGAATGTGGCCGGGGCGAACTTGATGCCCTGGAGCTGTTTCCGGCTGACGCTGATGTGGTGAACGTCGCGAATATCCGACATCTTTTTTTTCCACCTGGACCCGTCATTTTCAAATGGAGCGGTGACGAATGAGCGCGCTTACCTGGAGTAAAACCCGACCGATTCCGGCCGATCTTAACGGCCAGTCCGAAGAGTATTTTTGGGCGCGTGGTGGTTACTTCAACCGGCCAATAATGGTCCGAGCGAACAATGGCGTGAACTCTGACGTGATCGACGGTCAGCGGGTATTCCGAGCCGAGATAAATTTCAATTTCTTCAGCGACGGCTTCCCCAGCACTATCTGGTCAAGCGATCTTGGCGACTATCCGTGGCTGGTCGAACTTGAGTGGGCCGGCCCCGTCGCACGCGTACCTGACAAACAACAAGCGGAGCAATAAAAATGGGCGACTGTCATCTGTATCACGACGAGATTCGAATCAACGTCAGCGATCCGAAAGTCACAAAAGTGTGGGTTTATTTGCGCGGCGAAGGCGACTGTCCTTTTCAGGTCATCGGCTGGCGTTACAAGGAATTCCCCTCGTCCGTAATGGCGCACGACATTCTGACGATGTGGGCAAACGGCGACCAAAATCCGCTGGACTGGCCCCGTATGGACCCACCGCCAACAGTGCCTAATTACTCGCCAGACTGGGACGCTCTCGAAATGCAAATCCGGTCACGGACGATCAATTAAGCATTAACGCTTATCGGGGTCAGCCCCCAACGCAACCCGGCCGATCTTGTGCGCGATGTCCATCACCTTCGCCAACGCGGCAATTTCAGCCGGGGTCGTAGTGCCCTGAATCATCTGCGCAGCCTTCGCTCGAATCGCGCGGGCCACCGTCAGGTCATCCTCATTGAATCGAGCCAGGAGCGTCGCAACGTCGGCTTCCTGGCCGGTCACAGCGCGCGAGCGCTCCTGATGATGGCGGCGCTCATCGGCCCAGTTTTCTTTATCCGCACGCGTGGTCAGCGTGGCCGGATAGATGCCGTGACGCTCTGCCAGCTCGGCCAACGTCGCCGTACCGTGAACGTATTCCAGGCGAATCGCCGGCCAATCCATCGCCACACCTCACCCGCTTGAATGGAGCGTGCAGGTCGGAGTCGCACCGCCCAGGCCAGAGGGGAACTCTGGCTCCTGCTGTTTTGCACGCGTAATTTTTTGCCCCTTGTACATCCCTGCCCCGAGCGCCTCGATCTGACTGAACGGCACCACCGGCACCGACAGTCGAGAGGCTGCATCAGGATTCAGGAAATACACGTAACGCATCTGGTAGCCCGGCAGCGGGCGCGCACCGGCCGCCTTCGCAGCACTGGCGCCAGACTTCCCGTTGGCGGCGATATGGTTCGGATTATTGAGCGTCTTGTTCGCGATGATCGATCCGTCTGGCATCTGCAACAGCGACTTGTTTTTTGAGATGCCGGTCAGCACGAAGCCCGAGGCGCGATAAATTGCGCCATCGCCGCATTGCGTCCCATCGCTGAAGGAGAGAATCCATTCAATGTGTGGGTAGTGCTTGCGGATCATTCGGAAGGCCACGGCCAGCGCGCGGCTCTCGCTATTGCGCGGCAGTTTTTCACTGAAGGCCATGCGGTTGAGTTCGAGCATTCCGTTCCACAGCGTACCGGGAACCAGGGCAATCGACTTGCGCTTATCCATCGGGCACCCGAAGGACATCACCCCTTCCAGTTTGCCGCCCAGGAACGCGCCCAGATGCAACTGACTGTTAT